ACATGGTCAGGAGGAATGGAATCAGTTATTTCAGATGGATTTAACATACAAAGGTATCAACCTGGCGAAGGTTACACTTTATGGCACTATGAAAGAACTAATGGAGAACTATCCAAAAGATTTCTAGCATGGATGACATATCTAACTGATAACCCCGATGGAGGTACAGAGTGGTTACATCAAGAAAAATACGTTGCAGGTAAAAAGGGCAAGACTGTCATTTGGCCAGCAGAGTGGACTCATACCCATAGAGGTAGAGTTGATCCAAAATTAGAAAAGACAATTATCACGGGTTGGATAGACTTAATCTAATGAACACAGAAAAACCATACATCCCCGAAGTCAATGATTATGTAATCTGGAAAAATGATCTTGGAACAGTAGATGAGGGATGGGTATATTGGAAAGGAACCCCTGTTGATCATAAACAAAGAAAAAAGTTTGGGTGGAGACCACTTCAAAACTACATTACAATCGAAACAGGTTTACGAGAGAAACCTAATTGTCAGTATGAAAAGGGCAATCCACATAAACACATTCATATTCTAGTCTGTTGCTATGAACATCAATGGCATCAACTTAAGTTTGTCAAGAGACGCAAGAGTAAGCATGACCAACAAATTGTACAAGAATCCACTCATATGTACTATAACGAACCAAAAGAGAACCATAGCAGAGAGTAATGCGACATACAATATTCCCTGTTTCTTACTATAAGGGACAGGTTGAGGACAATGAAAGACTCAAGCAAGATCTCTTGCCTTTTATCAATTCAACCAAGAATACCTTAACTCCACCAGAAGGATGGTTAACGACAAAGATAACAACAAGTCATGAAAGAGACGACATCAATCGTTTTTTCATGTCGCAAACAGAATTACAGAGACAGTATCATAATTTAATTAAAACCTTTTTCGATAACAAGTTTGAGTTGGAGGTGGACGAGTGTTGGTATAATTGCTATGAGGATGAGGAGTGGCAAGAATCACACAATCATATTGGCGATCCTTTAGACCCAAATCATTTTGCATGTGTTCATTTTCTATGTTATGATAAGGAGGTGCATAGTCCATTGACATTTACTGATCCGATGGGCATTGTTCGATCCCATTCATTGGAGTTCGATTCACACAACTATGAGGAAACTTTCTCTCCTGATATTAATGAAGGAGATTTGATCATGTTTCCATCATATCTGATGCATGAGGTAAAAGCAAACAAACCAACACCTGGCAATCCACGTATCTCAATTGCATTTAACTTTGCAGTAACACAATACAATTCAAAGAAATAATGGACAATGTTTACGGAAGGGATGTTCCAATACACATTCGTGATGATTGGTTAAGTCCACAAGAACAGGATAATGTTCTGATGTATTGCCAAAATGCAAACTACACTTTTGGGGAAAAGGATGAAGCAGAGGTAGCTCCAACTGGAATGAGTGCAGAAATTAGAAAAGGAGAGTTCATCTATCGCTTTTTCTATGAGAAGACTCAACCACTTGTGCCAGATCGATGTCTGTTAAGAATGTACATCAATCTGTTCGCACCGAATGAAATACCATTCTATCATACAGATGCAGATGAGGGAATGACCTTTCTCTATTATCCACACAAAGAAATGTGGACACCCAACTTTTTAGGACAGACAGAGTTCTATGTGAATGATAAGTCCTACTCAGTTGCACCAGAACCAAATCGTTTATGTTTTTTCGATGCATCAATTTTACACAGAGCCACCGCTTTCCGCACCAAACACAGATTTACAGTCGCACTTAAGTATGAGTAATCCAAAAGATTTTAAAAGTAGTTGGGAGTACATTAACTTCTATGACTCCGAAGAAACACTTAACGCAAGCTATTACGCAGATTTAGTTGACCACCTAGTAGAACAAATGACAACACCAAAACCAATTGAACCAAAACCAAAGAGCACAAAGAGAAAACCATTTGAACCTATTGAATTAGGAGAACAGAGACAAATCGATCCTTTGGACTTTCCGACATATAACACAGACGGAACACTATGGGAAGCAGGAGAGTATCCAAACGATAAACCAAAGTTTACTTTTACATACGAAGATCATACCGCAAGAGAAAAACCCCCATACCCGAAGCATACCATAACCTGCTACGGTAAGGAAACTATGCTTAACGTTATGGAACATTACGAAGGTTATTCATATACTATTCAATAACTCTATAATTTCTATATCTTCTCTTCTCCCCCTATTCTCCCATTCTCCCCCGTCGAGAGGCGGACGAAAAATTTTTTTTAGGTCTTTTTACTAAGAATCTCCCCCACAGGTAAAAATGTACATATTGATACCAAATTGCTCCCACCAGGATCGCCTGTAACACCCCTGTAATCATTCTTCCTTACGATAGTATCACCCCTAAAAGTGCCTATAAGATCAAAATTGTCTGAGAACCATCATCGTTATCTTTGATGGTTATTTTTTTGCCAGGAGAAGATTTTTGAAGGAGTTTTTTTAATTTCCAGTTCTTAAATAGTTTTTTCATAAGTCTCTATCGATTTTACGTAGTCCATACTTCATAATGTAGGATTCAATTGCTTCTTCGATAAACTTCGTGGCAAACAGATACGAGTCAGACGACACATCCCGAAGTCCTTTCTTTTGAGCAACTACATGAACCTGTTGTATTCTATTTACTATCTCTTCCTGTAATACAAAGTCTAATGCTTTCTTTTTCTCTTTTACATTTGCAACCCACTCTAAGTTTTCAAGTTGGTTGTTACTTCGATCTTTGTTCTTATGCACAACCCTTCGGGTAGGATCATCGCATGGAAGAAATGCTAATGCTACTAACTTATGAATGTAGAGAGTCTTTGCTTTACCGTTGTCATCTCTCAATCTACAGGTAAGATATGCACATTCATCTTTACCAGACCATACAGGTTTACGTAGCTTCGGTGCTTTATATTTAAGAGACCATAGATTTCCATCAGTATCGATTGAGTAACCACTGAAATCCTCTAAGTCTTCAATTTCATTCAAAACTTTATGCTTTCTCACTTCAAGAAACCATGACTAATGCTAACGCCCAAATCCCAGTCATACCAAGGGATTCTACCGATGAACCTATCAATTTTCATACATTGTACTTATGGGTTGTACTTATTACTATTTTATAAGTACAAGTACATTGAGAATAGGTTTTGTAAATATTCCTAAATATCTGGTTGTTTTAATTATACCATAAGTACAAGTACATTGCAAAAGGTTTAATAGTGTGTTATAATATCTGTATAAAGAAGGTAAAAAGTATTATGATTTAATGCTCAGATTTTATGTTGACTTAGCGAGCGTAGCATGAAACGCGGAGTTTGTCAACCCACGGATCGCGATTTCCTAACATACAGGGTCGCGAAGTACTTGTAGTCTTATAAGTACAATGTTACAGTATTGTAACAATGGATCTCGTCGAGAACATATATACTACTGTGAATCTCGACGAGCTTGCAAACTAGTCGAGAATATGCTAGACTATAAGTATTCTAATTCATCTCGACTATGTACGAAGACTCAGCTGGTTGGTACGATCTCGACTATATTACTGAAGATGATCTCGACGAGGATTCTCGATCCAATCAAGACAAACTGCAAGATCTCGACGAGGAATGGTATTCTCGACGAGACACACAAGATTTCTACGAGCTCTCACTGCAGTATTACGCATGAATCTCGACGAGCTTGCACACATGCGATCATATGCACGTGATCTAGTCGAGCGAGCCTGCACATACACAGGATCTCGACGAGCCCACACACACGTGACGCACACGGACGCACACACATCTCGACGAGAAGACGCACATGTATCATATGTAACACGTGATACACACATCTAGATTATATTATAACAGGTGTGCGACTTCGAGATTGGCACAGTGTGACAGTTTAGAAATTGGATTTTATATACATACCTTTGTATGGTTTGTTCGAGGAAGTGTAACATTTTTTAAAGGGATGGCAACAGCGAGTGTGCCAGTACGAGAATTGGATATCAGGAAAGGAACACAGAAATATTATAAGGCAGGATCAGTGGCGAAGATATTAGAGAGCGTACCCCCGCTCTTTTTTTTATGAATTATTTTTCGAGGACTTAATAACAGCAGAGTGGACTTAACCGATACGATACTGTTTGCCTCGATATTCTTATAATAATCGATTCTGCAGCGAATGCAGCAGCTGGTGTGCCAGAAATATTAGTGTCACATACCGTCACCATATCCTGCAGGATCTGCTATATTGAATCTAGATACAAAAATTCTTATGTCCAACTTTCAGGAGTTTATTGATTATGTGTTTTCGTTCTATGGGGAAGGTGGGTTGTATCCCCTTAACGTCACCAAAGAGCAAATCGCACTCGCAACGCTCAAATATCTTGACAAATGTGCGTTTTATGATCAGCAAGATAAACCTTGGACTTCCGACCACAAGGTGATGAAGTGGGGAGATGGTGATTCTCTAGATCGAGAAAGAGTAAGAGATGAATTAATCGACATGTACCAAATTGATTGGGAAGCATGTATGCCAGTATAGAAACTGTCCACTAGTCCCCCGCAAGGGGGATTTTTTGTCTATAATGAGAATGTACACGAAGGTTTTATGAACATCAAATTAACAGATGATCAACTAGATCGTTTCAATCAGGCACTCGACAGAGCAATGGATTGCCCATTCATTCAAGAGGACGAAGATTGTTGGCAAGGTCTTTCAGATCTTCAAGATTTAATCAACGTCTGCGTATGAAATTTAACGTAACAGAAATTGAGTTTGATTTCGATGACGATTATGCCGACGGATTCAAACTCACATTCGATGAGGAAATTGAACTTCGCGATCTCGCCCTAGGGGTCTGGGACGCGGATGATGAAGACGATCTTATTGAAGAGATCACAGCAGCAAGCGGATGGTGCATCCGTAGCATTGATTATGACATTCAACTAAAATGACTAACTTTTTCAAAGGAAGCAGGATGAAACCTGGTCCTAAAACAAAATATCAGCTGTTCCAGGAATGGCTGGATAAGTGCCCCGTCGAGATCACCAACTATAAGGATTACAGTACAGAGTTTGAAATCAACTTTGAGGTACCCTTAGAGAATGATGAAGCTGAGCGGTTAGTGCATCTTACTTCATATGACACACCCGATGACATGTGGTAGACAGTTTGATTAGTGGCACAACTCACGCTGCATAATTTAAATCTACTGCTTATAATAAAACTAGTTAAACACAAACTTATGCTATTAACTGAAAAAGTGGATCAAACTTTTCTTTTACGCTACGTAAAAGATTATTGTGAAGCAATCGCTGAAAACTACAGGATCTATCATTTAAGGACCTTAGAAGGAAATCTATCTGGAAACTATCCAGAATATGCAAGGGAACAGTTGAAAGCAATTGAAGACGGGACTGCCAACTTAATGCGTTTTCGCATGCAGGAAGGCAAGAAGTATTACAAAATTATTCAACAAGAGTATCGCGATGCATCAGATTACTACGGTACTAAAGCAGGTTACACTGATCAAAGTGTGCACTCATTCGTAGGAAAAGAAAAGTCTATCCTAGGTAACGTTTATAAACCTGCATCTTGGAAGGCACCACATACAAAACATGTTCGTTTTACTTTCCAGAAACCAGAAGATCTACGTAAATTACTAGATCCAAACTTCGTAGATTGGGCAGGAGGATATCTTTACTTAAGATAGACAGTTAAAAAAGTGTCCACTAGGGGGTTGCATGACCCCCTTTTGCCTTTATAATAAGAACATACACAAACAAGGATTTTTATGAAAAAGTCTAAGAAGAAAACCATTTCAGACATTGAAAGGGACATTAAGTACTGCATTGATGTACTCAAACTGAATGATGAGCAGATGGGAATGGTTCTTCGTTGTGCAGAAGAGTTGGGTAACTTCTCTGTTCAGTATTTCATGGAGGAATTCATTCTTGAAAATCTTGAGTATCCAGAAGAAATTCTGAGATATGCAGATCCAAACTATCTTAAGATTGATTGGAGGTTAAACTAATGCCAAACCATTGTTCCAATAGAGTTACATTCTATAGCGACGATACAACAGCAATTCTCAAACTACACGCTATTTGGTCTAAAGGTTTAAGTAATGATGATGAAACAGATCCAGTCTACGAAAGTGTATTTGGACAATTCGTACCCGAACCAGACTGGAAAACTATTCCACTTGCTGAATCCGATCTTAAGGAATATTCGTTCTCGAATGCCAGAGGGGAAGTAGGAGAACTACCAGTTTATTCTGATGATAAAATGAAAGGATTGCATTTTGCCTCTACTGGTATGCAAGACGATAGATGGTATAACTGGCGAGTTCAGAATTGGGGAACAAAGTGGGATTGTTATTCGTTAGAAATAGATGATTCAGATATGCCACACGGATTTGAGGTGGAATTTGAAACTGCTTGGTCGCCCCCAGAGGAAATTTGTAATGCGATTAGAGATCAATACGACGATCTCAGCATCTCATGGTTCTATGATGAACCAGGATGTGAAATTGCAGGGTACTTATAGGACACTTTATAAACTGTCCACTAAATCCCCATTCGTATGAGTGGGGGTTTATAATAAGTACATACACATAAGGAGACCAACATGAGTTGCCTAGCAAATCAAGAACTTCTAGAAACCCTTTTTGAGGAAGCATACGAAGAAGTTAGCAAGAACAATCTTTTTAATCTTGATGAAGAAGGAATAATATTTAATGCTGAGTGCATAGCACAGCAAAGATTTGAGGATATGGCACAGTAATGGCATATTGCGACAAGTGCGGTAATTTTGACAAGTCCCACGCAGAGGACTTTGATTTAAAATTACATACAAATGAGTTAAACTACCACCCTGATCTTTATTACTATTGGGACGCACCTTTAGAGGAGGATTATGATTGGCGGGACGCATTGCCACATGTTGATTGCTTATGCGAAATTTGTTTTGACATTCTAAACACGGAGGGTAAACTGGTATGGAAAAACTAGACAAAACCAAATACACACCCGAACTTATAAGTGAGCTCAAAGGTTTCTATGTTGAAAGGGTTGTCGATAACATGGACGTAAAAGACTTAGTTAATTACGTTATGGACGATCTGGACAGATACTATGAAAAAGTGTCTGATGTAGATTTTCTTGAAGATGCTTATAACTATTGGGAAGATCATTTTGATGATGTCGTCGATGAGATTCAAGACTACATGAAATGCGACTTCAAAAAAGATCTGAGAGTGGACAGTTAAATAAGTGTCCACTTTTCGTTGAAAACGACTCAAAATCGTTTATTATAAAAGAGTAGAGGAGGGCAGAGAAGAGGGTGACGTCGAGTCCGTCGATCAGTTGCAACTTAGACCCACTGCTGAAAGCGGAGATCCGCCACGGGAGTTACCAAGGGGTAACTAAGATCAACCCAAGAATTATCCTCTACTAATCATTCTTTAAAAACATTATGTCAACCAGAGCAAGAATCGGTCTTTTACAAAAAGATCTCTCAGTCGAATCAGTTTATCATCATTGGGATGGTTATCCTGAGTGGTTGGGTGTTACTCTACAAGAACACTACAACACACATGAAAGCATTGCAAAATTAATCGACGGTGGCAATATGTCGTCTTGCTATTCTGATTCTGATTTTGACTATGAGAAGCAGGAGTTCGTTAAGAAGGATCCAGAACCAAACTATTATGGTGGGGATGATGAGCGACCACATCTCAATTCATCAATTCAAATGTTCCTAAAAGATGCGTATGCTTCTGAAGAATACCTTTACCTCTTTTGTTCAAGAGAAGTAATCGAAGCAAATAAGGATAACATGAAGGGTACGATCTTTGAATTTGAAGGTTGGCATGCGTGGTCCGTAAGACCGTTGTATAACGAAGATTATAGCATCCGTAATACTGATGTAACACCCGTAGAAATACCCGCATATGATGTTGCGGATGCCACTTAAAAAAGTGTCCACTAACCCCAGATCTTTCTGGGGTTTTCTTTTATAATAAGAACATAGGGCAGTTATCATTGTTTGGGTATGGTGAGAGTCCATACTAAACCCAGTATGGGTAAGGGATATCAAACAAAGGACGTAAGACCCTACCATTTACTAAAAAACTTCTATGGGCAAACCAACAGGACAAATGCAAGAACTAACCCAAAAGTATCTTGATGATTATAATACTCTCTACAACTGGGAGTATAACGAGATGTGTCGTTTCATTGAAAATTTCTCAGAGGAAGAGTTTGTAAATCATTATGAAACATACTACAGACTATGCGAAGATTATGGCACAGAGTTAGTTGATAACTTCGGATTATATTTTGATCAAGATGCCTCTCAGTTTGAGAATTTTGAAGATATGTATGAAGGAGAGTATGGACACTCAACCGATTTCGCAGAGTACTGGTGTAATGAAATAAATGAAGCAACAAAAAATTTACCAGATTATCTATCTGTTGATTATGAGAATATGTGGGAAACTAAAGTTTCAAAGGATTACTTTGAAATTGATTGTGATGCGAGTGATTACACTTATGGACACATATTTAAAAAGGTGGTGGGATAATGGAAAGATTAGATTCTAGAGGAGTTGAGTATGAAATGTCAAGAAGCTTGACTATCGACATTATGCGGTACATATTAAATGAGTTCGATGGTAGAGTCAGAGACGAAATCATTATATCAGCTGCAATTTATGAGTTCGGTCAGAAACATGAGCCAACTATCAGAGAGTTCGTTAATCTGATTTACGAACAATTCTGAGGTGGACAGTTAAATAAGTGTCCACTATTCGTTGAATCGGATCTATGATCCATTATAATAAAAACATACACAAGGGGTTCTAAATGGACAACAAAAACAAAGAGGTTCAAGGTTTACTTGATCTCATCAAATTTGCAGAAGACTTCATCAAAGAAGAAGATGCAAAAGCAGATGCGTTAATCAAACAGATTAACGGAGACGATTCGTTTCTATGGAGGAACTTCTAATGCCCCAAATCAATCTAACAATCGAAGAGCATCAAGCATTAACTAATCATTTAGCAGATGCCTATGGTGGGAACTATAGATCCAACTTAATGGACACAGATACATTTGATTCAATGGCAGACAAATGTTTCGATGCAGTAAACAATTTATTAGTGGAGGACTTCTAATGCCAGTTGAATTACCAACAGAAACACCATTTTTGGTTACAACAAAATTTGAAAAGTATGGTACTTACACCATAAATGCACGAAGTAAGGAACACGCAATCAAAAAATTTGAAGATGGAGAATGGGATTTTGATGATTACGAAGAGGAGTGGGGAGAGTATAACGAAGTAATATATGAAATTGACGAGCAGAATGTTTTTGATCAAAAACAACTTGTACTAGAGGAGGTTCTATCATGATTAAATCATTGTTTACAAAAGAACAACTACAGGATCTAAGAAAAGAATTCGTAAAATTCAAACTTGCGGATATGACCTCTGAAGATTTGTTTGCATACATTCGCGACGTTATGATGAATGACTTAATTGATCTCGAAGAAGATGAGTTAAGAGATGAGATTGATGAGTACGATGAATACTTGTATGAAGTTCTTGCACCTTACGTATTAGATCAAGAAGGTTCGTATGAAGTCTTGCAAGAATTCATTCACGACAGAAAGGAGGATTGGTAGATTAAAAACTAGGCAAGGATCTATGGTTGTCCCAGTTTAGGTCGAAATCTTGATTTGATCCCAAGATCGTAAATCCTATCTGAGAAATTACGTCCTGTAAGTCCTATCGGGTGTATGAAGAGTAGTCCTAGGTAACATACTTAATGGTAGTTTAAATCAAGTGCGTACTCAGCTACCGCCCAACCACTTTATAAAGTGTCACACACCCTCTCACATGAGGGTGTTTATTCGTTATAATGAAGGTATGAAAAACACACACCTAGAACACCCAGAAGACATGATCCTAACAGGAGATTTATCCGTGTTAGATTGGTTTACTGGTGGCGGTCATGTATCATTAAAATATGATGGTGCACCCGCAGTAGTATGGGGTAATCACCCAAAGACTCACAGATTTTTCGTGGGTACTAAAAGCGTCTTTAACAAAGTTAAAATCAAGATCAACTACTCACACAGTGATATTGATTCTAACCACACAGGAGAAGTTGCAAAAATTCTTCATGCGTGTCTAGACAACATACCACACCATCTCGGTTATATGGTTTTTCAAGGTGACTTCATAGGATTCGGGGGAAGCGACGAATATAAACCTAATACCCTTACCTATAAATTTCCCGAAGTGGTGGAGCAGAAAATAATAATTGCACCCCATACCCAGTACATCACCACTCAATGCACAGATAATCTTGCTAATGCTGTTGCACACCCTATGAAGTCTTTTCCCTATTATTACAACTGGGAAAAAATGGACGATTGTTTGTTCGTAGGAACTAAGGTTAGGGAGAGAGAAGACGATCCGATTAGTAACTTGAAAAAGTCTATTGACTTTATTCGACATATGGCAGGTGGGATCCAGTTCGTGGATCAGAAAACTGCGAATGAGTTGAAGAAACAAATAAATAAGGATTATAGAGAAGGTAGAGAAGTGGATCCTAAAAACTATGGGATTCATGGCAGATTGATAAATTACTGGAAGTTAGTGCAGGAAACTAAAGCGGACGTTATGAGTAGATTAACTCACAGCGATCCAGTACAGGCATATCTTGGATATGACAAGCACATAGGCGAAGGATTCGTAATGACAAATAAGTTCGGTATGTACAAATTAGTTTACAGACATAT